AGACTGACGACGTAGTCATTTAGATTCGTTACGGGCTCGCGATGACTACTATCAATCGTCAGGTTATGTACCTTCATTAAAATATGCGTATAATATTTTAATGATTGTTTTTGTCTATTTAATCAGTAATCTTAAGAAAGAGAGTGTGCCAATGGGTTACTGCAAAGTTGATCCTTCGCAATGTTCAAGTTCTTAGCGTTTGGATTTTCGTTACCCTTATAGGCATTGAACTGATGGAATGGTTTTTGATTGTAATTTTGAGTCCAACCACCATTGGCGGCATTTACACGGCCATCAATTCGTGATCTATCAGCTCTAACCGCTGTAAGACTTCCACGTGTTTGAGTTACATTCATGCGGCCTGGGTTACCCATACGGTTTGCTTTACCTCGCCTGTCTTCTGGACGGAAGCCATACTTCATCAATTCCTCGTTATTCTTTGAAGTAACCTGGACAGCCGCGCTATTCGTGTAAGCACCCCGGAAGCTGTGAATACCTGGTGTTGGTTGGTTGTTATACATGAATTGTTCATCGTTACGATCATTTTTAAATCGGGTTGGGTCTTGTGCAACCGCCAATGCTGAAGTAACACGTTTAGCTGCGTTGAAACCAAGACCATCCGTACGCAAACCGGTCTCTGAACGGTTGGTAGTTCGCATAGTCTTTTGGTGACTCGCTCTTGGGGTCACGCCACTCATACCCTGTGCACGACCACCCATTGTTGGCAATCGTGTAGGCAAAAAGGCAGTCTTTTCTGGCATGTTATGTGTCAACTCACCAACAACGGCGGCCCTACCACCTGTAGTATCCATAGCCGGTCCTGACCGACCTGGAAGTGATGTAAGTCGGTATTCACCAACATTGACAGGGTTTACACGAAGCATTTGCTGGTAACCCCCAACTGCGGGTGTCTCGGGACCAACGCCCAAACCAGGTCCCACCATTTGCTTCTCAATCGGTGAGAGGTTATTCATCACACCACGATCATACATGCGATCGCGCATATTCAATAATTCTTGTCCACCTGTTCTGGACTGTTGTCGGATGTCAGCAAAGTTTGTAACTTCCTTTTTACTTGGAACTTCAACACGCGCTTCAAAATCGGCGCGTTCTTTGTACACTTTTTCCCGGCTTACTGGGGTGTCGGTGATGTTATTTTCAGTCTGTTCCTTGTCTGCGATGCGCTGAACAACTTTAGCTGGTTCAGTCTTATCACTCAACGCTCGACCAACATAAATCAGTCCAGCGACGGCTGCGAGCGAAATGGGATCTGCCATTCTTACTTCTTACTCATATTTTTATTATTGTATCTTTGATCGAAAAGTTCATTCTGAATTTCGGCGCGAGTACTGGACGGTTCATAGGACATCGTGCGTAGTGGCACCTTACAATCCATATTGTTCAATGGGAACAATTTGCGTTCATAGGTCGGCACGACAACTCTATTAAATCGTGATGTTGTCTGGGGTCTGAGTTGATCACTTGTGTCAATGAGGCTGGCTGGGGCACCCTTCCCAGCCATGTATGGCGCCGTACCGTACAACATGGTGTTTGGTCGGCAGCCACCACAGTTCGTTGAACTGGGCTGAGGGTAAACGAAGACTTCGTCGGTCGCTTTCACAGGGGCAATAGCGCCAGCATTTTGGACAATTGATAAACCAGGCTGAAGTTGATAAGCCATTTACTATTACGTGAGATTAATTATTTAAGCATGGGTGAAACCGTGCATACCGCTTCTCTTATCGCCGCTTGGATCAAGACCAGCAAACGCCTCGAGCTGAACACCGCGAGCATTTGGGTTACAAGAAACACCTCCGTGACTTTTACACATTGGAGATTTCCTGGAACCATAGCACCATTCCGCAAAAGATGTTTGATCTCCTGGGATACTAGAAACTGGAGCTGTCACAAATTGTCTCGCTGATGCATTGCGCTGGTAAACAGGCAATGGCGTTCGCGATCTCCCCCCGTCATATGGAATGCGGTCATCGAGATAATGTTTAACAAATGGTTTGACAGTTGGGTAATAGCATGCAGACAGACGGTTTGGGGCGTCTGTGTAATCTGTAATCAATACGTTACCCATTGGGTTTTCTCTTGTTGGGAGATGACAACCACGCTTCGCAACACTAACTCTGTAAGTTTCTTTAATCATTTTTGTTTTAAACATCAAATAAAGAACGCCCAACACAGTTCCACCTAAAATGAAAATTCTTGGGTCGCGTCTGATGAGGTAAATAGCACACACCGTATAAATGATAAATCTAGATGCGGCATTGATGCGTTGTTCTGGGGTTTGGTTTTTATTAGGCCAAAACTGATGAATAGCTTCACTTTCGATGAGTTGCTTTGGATCTTCGAACCAGGCCTTCATTTAGTATAGGTTAAGGTTTATTTTTTTGGGAGTCCACCAAGCATATTACCCATCATCTTCATGAGTGCATCCTGATCAAGTTCACCACCTTCGGTCTCCATTTTGTCCGCACAGTCCTTTGCGATACCCTCGATCATATTGAGAGTGTCTGCTGGAATTGACGTGATAGTTGTACCAAGCATGTACAGGGTCTGAATATACTGCCAGGTTGCAGCTTTTGTATTTTCACTCATACGACCCCAGTAATTCTTAATATTGAGATCTTTCAAGAAATCAATCTTCTCAATTTCACTAAGAAGAAACGTCTCATCCTTTGCTGAAATCTTATCCGCATACGGCGTAACACCCTTCATGAACGCATCAACCACTAGACGCGGGTTAGTGGCTTGTAAAAGGTCAAAAGATGTCATCATCTTTTTAATGTCTTTTTCCTCTGGAAAAGTCTTGTGCAATTCCACAAGAAATTGACCAAGCATATCGTTGAACGCGCTTACAGAGGTCATTTTCTTATTATTCTATGAATTAAATCTTTAAGTTTGAGTTTAAAAGGGGTCTGTTGAAATGGCTTCTTTTTGACCCAAGCCATTCGAAACAATAAAAAAGACTAGGATGGCATTTAAGAGGGCCGGTTTGGTGTATTTATTAAGCTCTAATTTACCCTCATTATTAAGGTGCGCCTTGGCATGAATGTAACCGGCGGTAACGAGGGCGGCGATGAGGGCAGCACCCATCGGGTCTCGGAGATATTCGGACAGGTCTTCCATTTAATTATACATAGCTTTTTTTGTGCGATGCTCTGGGGCGTCCCCAAAAAATACATCGTCATCTCCCCCCTCGGGGAATTGCTCTGGTGCAGTGGGTTGTGTGTCCTCTGGTTCAGGGATTGGCTCTGGATTTTCTACCCCGGGAACCGTTTTGAATTCGTTTTCAAGTCCCGTGGGTTGAGGTGGTTGCTCATCAGCAAGTGGTTCTGTGGTTTCTGTGGCTTCAGCTTCTGGAGCTGGCATTTCTTCTGGGAATGATTCATCACCACCCTCAAAAACATCTGGGTCTTCGGAGTCGCGAATTTCACCGTCGAGGTCAATATCACGGGTTTCCTGAGACATATACGTTTGAAGAATCTCTTGAACAGGTATGAGCTCTTTCACCGAAGCCTCAATACACATCGTAAATCGTTTTGTTAGCTTTTCGTCGCGAAGATATTCACTTTGTTCTTCGTGGAAAATGTAAGGATCCTTGTAAATATCCTTGGCTGCATTATTGTAGCACGTCTGAATAAAAACTTCATTCGTTGGAAGTCGCAAACTGATCTTTTTGTTATCAGCTTTGAGACGAACCGCGGATAGAATTTTCGTACATGCAACAAATACAGCGGCCAATAAGTCATTAAACCAGGCACAGCGATTTGAAATGTTGTCCGAGTGTTGCTTTGACATGGCATTAGACCAATTTGGAACTTCCTTCAATAGCTTTTGAAACATAATCAAAGTCTTACGTCCCTTAGAAATCTTTGTTGCCTCGTCATACATATCCTGGAAAACTTCAATCATAGGAGGGCACATAATCAAGCACAATTGTCCCATGTACTCATTGCGGGCTTCTACCATAATATTGAGTGGATCGGACATGATATATACTATTTTTACATTTTTTAACTTTAAGTCACGCGCGTTTATTGTTTCCTAAACTTATTTGCTATCTTTTTGAGGTTCATTAAGTCCGGGAAATTACTTTCGCTTATAGTTTCATCTGTATGTTTTTCTCCTTTGGGTCTTTCTTTTATCCAGTTAACGTAAATCTCATACCTACCTACAATATTAACATTAAACCCACCATTAATGAATTGTCTAGCTACGTATTGTGTGGCTGCAGCCCTATCAAAAGTAGGATATCCAATTACAAATGTTGGAATTGTTAAGAATATCTGTTTATTTCCATATTCTACGGATTTTCTAATTTTTCGAGCAAACTGCTCGTAAATCTTTTTGTATATTTCTTTTTTGATCTGTCTTCTCCGATCATCAATCTTTGTCACATCATTGATGCTGATCATTACAATTAGCTCAATTTATTTTTGGTCGTTTCAAACTCACTTGATGTGGGGGCGGCTTTCTCCTTGACAAGCTTGTATTCAATAAATTCTTTACCTTCGCTTCCCTCTGTATATGGTGAAACGTCTTCTGGTGTTTCTACACCAAGGGGCTGCGATCTCAAAGAAACCAGGCGAGTGTTATTACCTTCAACTTCAAACATGGCAGTTACAGAGAAACCAAACGCAAAACCATCATTCTTTACTACCATAAATGCGCATTCATACAAGGTCTTGGCACCGGTATACTTTTTAACTGCGGTTGTCTCAATAATATAAGTACAAAGTTTGGTCCGTTTTAAAATTTCCTTATTCGTCAACATAACAAACTCCTGCATCATATCATTGGTGACCTTAGCCTCGCCCTGAGTCAAAGAGGATGTATCAGGTCTGGCATCGTCAAAGCGAATGGTACCAACGGGTTTTTTGTGTCCGGAAAATCCGAAAGCTTCTGTGAAGGGTTCTCGGCGAGTAAGCAGGAGAACAACCACAAGTAATGTGATGATCCAAAGTAACTTCATCTTTACTAATATGCGTTAATTTTTTTTTACAAAATCCCATATACATGTTAGATGTCACTCCTGATCTATAGCCCAAGGTGTAAATACTCAATGGAAATCATTGAATACATCAACAGTAAATCACAGCTAAAGCAGCTTGTAAATTATCACAATGTTAACACACAGGGTATTCCTCCTGCGTACCGGAATAAGATTACACGTGTACCAACACTATTGACAAAAAATAGTAAAATTCTTGTTGGAAACGAAATCAAAAACTGGTTAGAATCCCTTCTTCCGAATAAAGAAGTAGAACATTGCGGGGTTGGGGGTGGCTGGTGTTCAATGACATCACTTGATAGTAATGAAAATGAAAACGACCTGTTTTCACTTGACAATTACGGCCAGGCTCTTCAACCGGCGATGACAAGAGAACTTGAAGAAAAGATTAATAGGGATGTATCAAAGGGTGATGTATATTCAGAACAGATTTAAAGATCTAACGCACAACATTTACTATAATGAAATTGGTAACGATACAAGCATCTGCGGTAAAGTCAATTTTCGAAGTATTAAAGGATATTCTAAATGATGTAAATATCTATTTTAGACCGGATGGCGTCTATATTGTGACTCTTGATACGGCGAGGACATCACTTGTTGATATGTATCTTGCAGCTGATAATTTCGAGCAATATTCTTGTGAACAGGAAATTATTGCCGGTATTAACATTTCAAATACTTTCAAACTTTTGAAAACTATTACGAACAATGACGTCCTAACAATGGAGATAAATTCTAAAGAATATATGAATATCGAAATTATTAGCGAGTCGAAGAAAACGAATACGCACTTTCAATTAAAACTCCTTGATATCAATGAAAGTCGCATCGAAGTTCCCTCAGTAAATATGACAAGTGTAACGATTATACCGTCTGCAGATTTTCAAAGATTGTGTCGAGATATGTCAAATATCGGAGACGACATTGAAATCACACGTTCTGGGAAAAACTTCACGCTTAAGTGTGAAGGGGACTTTGCCAGTCAAGATACAAGTATCGAATGCCCCGACGAAAGCCCCGAAATCAGGGGTCTGTACTCACTTCGGTATTTGAACATATTTACAAAGGCGACGAGCATGTGTGCGTCTGTGCAAATAATGCAGGAAGAAGGAAATAGATTCTTGATCCTCAAGTACAACGTTGCAAACCTTGGAGAGCTTAAATTTTACCTGGCTACTAAGGTATCCGAAGATCAGATATAGAATCATCGCGTGTAAGAACTGTTTTTTTCATACCAATAGAATTTGAAATAATTATCTTTGGATACTCCTTTTCAAGTGTCTTTTTTGTGTAATATAGAAAATCTTGTAACGGTACACTTTGTTTATGAAAATCCCGTCTCGGTCCCGAATAACGTTTAATCTTCTCCGTAATATCGACCTGTGGCTTATCGTCATGATCCACCAAAACGGCATTACTGATTGGAATTGTAAAATTCATAGAACTTTCATCACGCTTCATTGGCCTGAAGTTTATATCATTGGATATCGCTCTGTAAATCTTTCCATTGTACCAGTATTTTATCCGTAACACAACTTTCTTAACATTTTGCGGAATAATCGTATTCCTGAATTTTTTACCGGTCACGTTCACGTAGAACTCATTGAGGACACCATCCCAATCTTTACTCTCTTGTAACCAAAAGTCGTCTTCTACAATATATTTGCACCTGTAATCAATTTTATATTCCAACTCTTCAGAGACTATATGATAATCTGGGTATGTTACAAACTTTTTATACCAGTAAATAACAGTACTTAAAAGTTTGAACAGCATTATTAGTTATAATGGAGGGAAATTTTTTAAGTAGGTACAACAATAAAATTGAAAACTGGAATAATCTTATTGAAACCGACCCCCATAATAAGAGTAAGTATGAGTCTGAAATGTCTGACTATATAATACGGTGTATGCCGTATATGAACCAACACACAGATGAAATAGATGAAAAAACAAACACGGATAATATATTTAACGTCCGCGAGACTGTTGGTTTAAAACGGAAAGACATATTTGTAGACTATTTAGCAGACGTAGAAAATCAAAATGTTGGAAGACATAGACCACGTAAAGTGGATAAATGTCCAGAGTGTTTGACGAGTAATATATTTCATTTCCAAGACACAAGTGAGCTCGTTTGTGATTTATGTGGTTTAGTAATAGCGCATCTCATAAGTGAAGAACTCACATATCGCGAAGAACAAGAAACTTCCGAGAAAATAGTAAATTATTCATACAAAAGAGAGAATCATTTCAATGAATGGTTAAGTCAGTTTCAGGCACAAGAGATGACGACAATACCGGATGAAGTGATGGAACAACTAAGAGCAGAACTTAAGAAAATAAAGATTAAGAAATTAGATGAGATTACACATACTAAAATACGAGGTCTCCTTAAGAAACTGAGATTGAATAAATATTATGAACATGTGCCATATATAACCAATATTCTTAACGGTATTAGAGCACCTAGCATGCCCCAGGAATTGGAAGAGAAATTGCGTATCATGTTCAAAGATATTCAAAAACCATTTGACGACAATTGTCCGAGTGAAAGAAAAAACTTCCTTAGTTACTCATATGTTCTGTTTAAATTTTGTGAACTTTTGGGAGAGGATGAATATCTTCAATATTTCCCCCTACTTAAATCAAAGGAGAAATTATATCAACAGGATCTCATCTGGAAGAAGATATGCACCGATCTTCAGTGGGAGTTTATCCCAACTGTATAGTATTGCTTAAAGAAGCTAATACAACTTCAGGTAATGAATAAGTACGAAAAGTTTTGTGTAGATGAAGCACAGTATCATCTAGACAGAGCTCGGGAATTGCTATCAGAAGGTCTTAAAAACCCTAAAAAGTATTATGATGAGGGTCAGGAGTTTTACCGGATGTTGGTTAAGATGTTTCCATTCATTATTCTGTTACAACAATGCAACGCACTTCAACTTCACGATTCGGAAACGGGGGATAATTTATCAAGTACGCAATCTTCAGTCCCATCAGACGAAGATAGTTTTGAGCCTGTAACTCCGACTGCTCGTTCAGAGTCTTAATAGTCTTAAACTCAAGGACGGTTTCATTATTTATGATTATATCAGCCCTCAGATTTCCAATTACATGCCCTTCAAATGGGATTTGAACTATACGCTCACTCTCATACTGAACATTATATTGACGCAATAGAACTTCCATAGCATTATGGTATACTCTCTCACTGTACCCAGCCCCCAGTTGAGAATATATCCGTTTAGCAAGTGTTTCTACGTCAACCATATTCTATGTTTTATCACTCGCTTTAATAATCTTAAATTAATGTAAATGTGGTGGCCATTCAAATATATACGATTATCGACTTCTAGATCACTTAGTTATTTGTGGGGTGAGTGAGTATCATTTGATACGGAGGCGATCCACGAACCGACGCCAACCCCCGCACCCGCGAGAGACGTGAGTGATATCACGGAGAGTGCAACGAATATATTACGCATTTATATCATTAACAATCATATTCTTTATTACATTTTAGATCTTTGCATATTAAATGATAGTACCCGATTCAATTGTAGTATTTTTGGGAATGATAATAATACCATCCTTGATCATATATCCCATATCTTCGGCATCCAAATTTCTAACATTACCGGCGTTAATAATATGACATCCCGAACCAATTCGAGCATTCTTATCGATGATAGCCTTCTTAATGACGCAATCCGATCCAATACCAATTGGGATACATCCAGGGAGGTCGTCACATTCTTCGGGCTCTTCGAAATGATCCGCACCCATTATAATAGTATCGCTGATGACACAGTTATCGGCAATATAACTCCTAACACCAATTGTAGAATTTTCAATTTTGCTTTTGATAATCGTTGAACCATCACAAACTGACGAAGAAGTCACCGAGCAATCGACCATCCTAGTAGGAGGAAGATGACGCCTTTTTGAATAGATCGGCGAAACGGAATCGTAAAAATTGAAATCTGGAAATTTACTGTTACATTTTAAATTTGCGTTATAAAATGATTCAATAGTTCCAATGTCTTCCCAATAACCATCAAAAATATAAGAATTAACATTATATCCCATAGATTGGGCGTCTGGTATAATTTCTCCCCCAAAATCATTTGCGTCCGGCATCTCATCCATTAATAATTTTTTTGCAGCCCTGGCGCTGAAGACATAAATACCCATAGATGCAAGATAGGGTGGTTTAGAAGAACCAGTCTTGTTTTTCATTTCAAGTAATTCGTCATCTACCGGCTTTTCGGCGAATTGGATAATTCTTCCTTTGGAATCCACTTTCATTAACCCAAAGGAGGATGCGCGGTCCTCCTCTACATATGTAGCACATACAGTAATGTCGGCTTCGGTTAGGCGATGATGATATATCATTGGTTTGTAATCCATGCGATACAGGTGATCGCCGGCCAATATGATATATTCGTCGCATCCAGTCTCTTCAAAGATCCATTGATACTGCCGAACAGCGTCGGCTGTACCCCTGAACCAGGATTCGTTTGAAGGACTTTGTTGCGCCGCCAATACTTCAACAAACCCCTTACTGAGAAATGACCCGATATTAGTATCATAGGCCTGATTTAAATGACGTGTGAGTGAATGGGAATTGAATTGTGTAAGACAGTACATTTTGGTAATGTCGCTGTTTAGACAGTTACTTACTGGAATATCAATCAGACGATAATTTCCAGCTAATGGAACTGCTGGTTTTGATCGGTTTTTAGTGAGAGGATATAAACGAGAACCCACGCCGCCACCCAATATAATACCAAGTACGTTATCCATTGAAGAATATTGTTCATAGTATTCGGAATCCGTTTGAATATAAGGTGCGAGA